GGCTAGAAGAAGATGGAAATGCTAAAAGCAAAGACTAAAAAATTTAACGGCAGATCATACAAAATTTCCCCACTAAAGGAGGGACCTTATAAAAAAGGTCTTGTAAAGAATTTAATGAAAGCTAGACGTGAAGTCAAAGTTGCGTTAAATAAGAAAGATAAAGCACTTGAACGAAAAGCTCGTAATAAGGTGCATAAATTTAAAAAAAAGTTAGGAGAACGATAATGCCAAAACATGGAAAACAAAAAATGATGGGCGGCGGTATGGCAATGAAAAGACCTGGAATGAAGAAAGGTTCTATACCACCACAATTAAAAAAATTCGTCATGGCTAAAAAGAAAAAAGCTGCGATGAAAAAGAAAAAAGCATAATGGTTAAAAAAATAAAAAAAGTTGCGAAAGCACTGA